CCTGTCGGTGCGCAACCTCAAGTTGAACGTTTCAACATCCAAACAGTTATGCCAGATCCCCGCGAACGAATCGATCCAGGACATATAGACACCCTTAAATGCGGTGCCTTAAACTATGATCCTTATGATCCATGGCCCGAAGCTACTCAGTACTTCCACTTGCCCGTCAGACCCCTTCAGGAGTCTTTCGAGCATGTGAGTCAGAGTGGTTACGGCCGAGACAATTGGCACCCCTTTGAGCATTATAGACGCTCAAGTGTCAAGTCTGGAGGAATGGTCGGATTCTGCGCTAAGTATGATAGGACTTACAACCTTATCATGCAAGGCGCAGCGATTGACCGTTACTCATTCTACGCAGGGGAGTTCGACGACGGAACAGGGTCTTTTAACCGGGACCTTGCGCCGCTCTACTCAGTTAAGTTGGATGGTCATTTTGTGAACCTTCCATCTGATTATGACACGTTAGTTCGGAATGCCTTTAGGGCAATGATTCCGCGTGTCCGGTCAGAGTTGTCCCTCCTCAATTCGATCTTCGAGTTGAAGGACTATAAACACTTAGCTAAGGCTGCTGTCAAGACCGCGCGGGAGGGATTAAATTCTCCAGCCGCGCGAGCGTTAGCCCGACTGCCTAAGCAGATCCAAGGGTTATCGTTGCTTCGGATAAGAAATTATCTGAAGAGTCGAGAAGCACGTCGTATTGCAGCGAGTCAGTATTTAAACCTTGAGTTTAATATACTACCGCTCATATCTGACATACGTGGTGTAATGACCGCGTTAAGTTCATGGGAACAGCGTCTGAGACGCTTACTTAATGAACAGGGCAAGGCTCGTAGAAGGCATTTCAGCCTTCTTCTGCCGGCAACGCAACCGACCTTAGTCTCTACTTACCACACTGAACCGTATTCACCGGGATCTAACTGGTCCCCAAATGAATACCTCAATGTGGCAGTAGACTATAAAAGGACTGCGTTAACGGAGGACCCTGCACTGCATGTAGAGATGGTGTACACACCCGTGTTAACACCCTTTCAACTCGAGCACGCTCGGTTACTGACGTTCATGGACAGTCTGGGAGTTAAATCCTCGGCTCGTATCATATGGATGGCGGTACCCTGGTCTTTTGTAGTTGATTGGGTCATTGGCGTAGGCCGATGGCTCGATCAATTTACGGAGGCCAACATGCAACCTCAGATAAACATAACGAGGTTCTGCAGTTCGTATAAGGTGAAAAGACGCACCGTTGTTGAGTCCAGTATCACTACTGAATCCAATAACGTGCAATCTAAGTTCCACCCTTCGGGCTGGGGACCTATGGTAGTTCAGACGGAAAGTGCCTATCGGCGCTTTACGTCCCTACCGAGTCGAAGCTGGTTTGAGACCAGCGGACTATCTCCCATGGAGTTTAGTCTCGGTGTCGCGTTGGCCTTAAGCCGTCGTAAGACACCCAAACCAAAACCACGCCGGTGGTTTACCGGCAGATAGTAACATAAGCATGCTACCAACTACGCTAAACACTAACGAAGTGAAGGATGCCTCTGGAGTCGAAGTTGAATTCGAACGGAGGTCAACTGACAAGACAGTGCTGGAGTTTAAGCAAGTCGCTGAAGCTCCAAACCTGCCTCACCGGCTCAAGGTCTCGAACCAAGAGTCGGGCGTAGGGCTCGCCCTACGGCGTCGCTCACTTATCCGGCTCGACCTTACGTCGATGTCGGAGGTGGATACGACGCTGCCTGTCACTGACTCAGCATACATCGTGCTGGACACCGCTGTCGGTGCCCACAACACGACTGCTGCAGCCAAGAAAGTACTTGCCGAGCTGCTGTCGTTCGTCGCCAGTGATGGGACGAACACGACAGTTAAGTTCGACTGTACCGGAACAGGTGCCAAATGCCTGATTGACGGATCCCTGTAGGGTATCCGCCTTTTCGGCTCTTCACTCCCTTCTGGCCGGGGTAACCCGGTCAGAAGGTGTTGTTAATACCGTACTAGTAGAGGTACGCAGTACCCTCAAATACCGAACCCGAAACTGAGCGCATGAGGATGGACCTCTCGGAAGAGATGTCCATAAATCCTATGTGCGTTACCAGATCGGCTAGGTAGTTGAGATCTACGTCTGACGCTAGTATCGGAATGAACAGTTCAGCATTGTCATCCCAACGCATGAGTGTCACGATAGAGGCCTTCTTGGCCTTTACCGGGTATCTCTTGTGCAGGATGCTAGGCTCGTACTGTTTGTTACGTTGGTTACTCATATAGTTTCTAACGGTTTGTAGACAATCGGTCATTACGGAGTCGTTTAAGCGTGGGCATGCTCTAGGAGGACAACCTTATGGTATCCAATAAGAGCCTAGATGAAAGTAAAATCATCATCTCACTGCTTAACGACCTTCACAAGTCGTTTGGAAGTGTGTTCAACTCACGTGCACTCAAACTCACCACCGCGAAGGTGGAAGCCAGAGTGCTTAGAGAGGGCCTAGGTTTTCTAACGAAAACTTTGCCCCGCTTGTGTAAGTGTCTTGATAGAGCACTTACTCTCAAACATCCTATGACACAGTCCGCACATGGTTGGGATACCATGCCGGGCTCTGAACTTCCCAGGTTTCTGGGTGAGTTCTTCAGTAGAGTGTTTGATCCAAGTGGGAACGTCCTCTCTAATCCGGACGCAAAAAGCGTCGCAGTAATACGGCAAGTCTGTACTGTCTTTTACAAGTATGGGCTACCTTACTCATATGAACAAGAACAAAACGTCATCTCACAGTTTGAAAAGACTGAAGACGACCTTCGGATCAGCTCAGAGAGCCAGCGCGCTCAGCGCGCTGCTTTGTTTGAGTTTCGTGCTAGTCATTGGAGGCTGCGTAAATTATCGCAGTATTCCAAAACTCGCATCACACATAGAGCCAGACTACTCTTATCGAGAGTCTTTGGCTCTTTCGAACACCGTGACATCGTCCCTCGGCACGGACCTGGAAGCGTTGCAACAAAGCAGCGCCTCTGGGGTAAGTACCAATGGCGAAATGTCAGCAGTCGACTCACTAGCGAGTTCCCTCTCGACGAGTATTTCTACGTCGGATTGGGACACGTTTGTGACAGCCTTGATTCAGTTAATCATATGGCTGATGAGGATCTGGGGGCTTTGGTAATCTTAGTCCCCAAGGATTCTCGTGGGCCGCGGCTAATCTCTGAAGAACCAGTGGATAACCAATGGATTCAACAGGGTCTACACCGCGCGCTTGTGGATCTGGTGGAAAGGCATCCCCTCACGAAGTGGAATGTCCGATTCACAGACCAGGAACCGAACCGCAAGGCTGCGCTTTACGCAAGTTCCTGCGGACGGTACGCGACCTTGGACCTAAAAGAGGCAAGTGATCGCGTTTCTCTTGGTTTAGTTCGCCTACTCTTCCCAGACAACCTAACAAGAGTCTTGGAGGCATGTAGGAGTTCGTATACGGTGTTGCCTGGCGGTCGGAGACTTGACCTAGAAAAGTTCGCACCAATGGGAAGTTCTTTATGCTTCCCTATCATGGCGCTTACTATCTGGGCTATCTTGACTGCAGGCGCATCGGACGCAGATACTCGCGAGAGTATCTACGTGTACGGTGATGACGTGATTGTCCCAACCGCTTACGCGGACGAAGCAATCGAACTACTCGAATCCTATGGGTTGAAAATCAACCAGGATAAGAGTTGTACCAAAGGATCCTTCAGGGAATCCTGTGGCATGGACGCCTTCCAAGGCGTTGATGTTACACCAGTGCGAATACGCACGGTTTGGTCGTCACACAGATCGGCGGCTGTTTATTCTAGTTACATCGCTTACGCGAATAGTTTCTATGATAAACAATACTTCCGTACCTATGACACGATCGTGGAGGCACTGCACGCAGTTTATGGTGCAATACCTGACGATAGGACAATGAGCGAGTGCTCTTGCCCACGTTTACGAGAAGTAGCCAGGGATAAGCTCCCAACCCTCAAGCGGATTAGTAAGCGGTATCAACGCAAGCTATACTTCGTTTGGGACGTTGTGACGCCTCCAGTATATCACTCAATGGATGGATGGTCAATGCTCTTACGATTTCTCGTAGAGACATACCAACCACCACGTCAAGTGACTGAAGGCTTCCAGGAAGAGGGGCAACTCAGCCGCGAGGCTGCGCTGCGTCTTCCTCTCAGGTTCAATCCATCTCTTCGAGAGAGCGATCATGAACCTTTTGGTGTCCGTTCGTACACACTCCGCGACTCCAGCGTGCTGGAGAAGCGGTGGCGATGATCCTGCCGCTAAGTTGCGGCAGGTTATGAAGGGGTTTAAATCCCTTCTGGGCTAG